CTCGTTTTCTCCACCTTATTTATCTTCTGGTCCAATAAAACCAGGAGGACGTCGTACCCTCAATGGAAAGCAGTGAACGCATCACTGCCACCTCCGGCCTTCTCGTCCGAAACTAGATCCAAGGACCCGTGTGCCTCTTTAAGTCATTGATAGGTAGTGAGCTTGGTACACATTTTGACACCTCGGAGTATCACTCCTACTCCACGTCCCGCCTCTCTCCCGAATCTACCGACAACAGTCGGTAGGAGCGGACAACCCGCAACCTCGCCACATGCGGGGCGTGCTCACCCTCGTGATCCTCCGGGGCAGTCCACTGACCAGTTCCCACGATCACGGCGAATAAACCGCGCTCCTCACTCGGCACGCGCAGGTCACCACTCCGAAATCCCAACGGGAGGGACACGACACTACGCACATTGCTATCGATGATAGTGTGCTTGTGTCCGCCGACATCCCGGACCACATCCCAATCGGTCGCACCGGTCGGGGGTCGCCCCGAAAGGCAACACGCGACTCCCACCTCGTGGTCGCCACTCCCAACCAGCCGCTCGATCTCCACCCGCACAGACAACAACTCGTATCTAAAACTGCGCACAAACGCAGCGACACGAGGTCCAGCGAGGGGAACGGAATATCCCCCGGACCCGACTTCTCCTGCAGCATCCACCACCACCCAGTCGCCCTGCACGACGTGTCTCAACGCCCCACTGGACGCGGAGCCACTCCCGGTACTGGCGGGTGCCTGCGCACCACGCCCGCCACTTCGCTGGACCGTCTGCCCAGACCTCACCAAGTCTAACTTGGCCTGGGCCAAACGCCGGGTTCTCTCGGCCGGGGTGATTTGCCCCGAACTCACCAGCCGGTCCAATTTCCGAGTCGTCTTGGCACTCATCGTCAACTGGAACAAAAACTAGGGTCTCAAAAGAAACTCTAGTTTTGTATGGAGGTGTCAGCCATCCACCCGTCGATTCTAGCGCCGATATCCGACCGTCGCAAATGACGCAAGTCATATGCGAGCTGACTCCGCAACATATGAATGTTGGGGTCGGAACGCTTCCTGTGCAGAAACCGAACAAGGGTCTTCCGCCATCCCTCGGGTTCTCCCATCCAATCCCCATCAAAATGCGTGCTGCAAAATGAGAAATCGCCGGGAGGCGCGAGAGTAGCGCCCTTGACTCTGAAGCCCAACTTCCGGTACTTCTCCACCAGTTGTTCCGCTGTGGGTTCTATCATGTCATCCCCCATTGCTATGCCATAGGCAGGGTAGCACGGGTTGACAAGAGTGGCAGCCATGCATCTCATGTGACTGTTCCCGCTACTGGTAATGTAAGTACCAGATGGGACGACACCTGGCTCCGTCTGCGCCCACAGGTTCCCTCCTGGAAGGCAAAATACCTTGAGACCGTGGCAAACGAACCGCCCAGTTACGAGCTTCTTCCAGCCACCGGTCTCAGCTCCGTTCAACTTCAGTCGGAAATCCCTATCCATGTCCAGAAGCCATCCCTTGACTGACCAGTCCCATCCACTTATATCAGTGGACGCCACAGGCGTTACCTTCTGCATGGCGCACATTTCTGCGTACAGACGTTGTTTGCCCTCATCATGTAAGCCCATTCCCGGTTTGAACTGCAAACAGTCATGGAGGGCCAACTCCCATTCACCTTGATGTCCGTAAAGTAACCGCTCGATCAAGGTGTCCACAACGCTGACGCCTGAAATAAGTCTCAAACGGTCATCAACGAGTTTCTCAGCCTTGTGCGGCTCATCCTTCACGAACGTATAGATGGGATCGCAGTATCCCCCCTTAACCAGCTCCACAGCGTCTGTGGGAACATCTCCCATCAACTTCAAAAGACGAGCAAAGAAAACAACCGGCACTAAATCACCAAACCGCTCAAAGATCTCCCCCTTCGAACTCGCCAGAACATTGTAGGGCACCCCCGGAGTAGATGCTCTGACGCTGGCATGGACCGCATCCAACAATCCACGCCACAATCCGACACTTAGTCGGATTTCATCCGACCTTCTCCACTGGTACCCACAAGGTGAGCGAACAGGTGTGCTCGCGCCGGATGAACCGGCATTGCGTTCACGCCACTGGCCCAGGTAAAACTCGGCCGCCTTCTCAGACCGGCCTGCTGCCCACCCGAATTCTCCGTTCCAACTTGTCCAACCGGTTTGCTGGGCGTCCCAACTACAACAGGCGATCCCGTTGGCGACGACCGTCTCTGGCGCGTAGCAACCTTTCTCCTTACAAGGGCATCGAAAGACCGGCGGTCCGCCAAGAATAAATCTTTCAAGGCCGCCTTTTCCCTCATCTGCTCCGGAGTAAATGGTCGCAATGGCCTGTTCCGTCCAATCAAGAGAAAGTTTATCCTCTCGTGCATCTCTGCGTGTTGTTGGGGAGGCAGCACCAAGATACGCCCTTCGTCCGCGGGTGACCCTGTCGATGCAATAGTCGATTGCAAGTTCTTTGTCGGTGGAAGAGGGTTCCTCGCCCTGGTCTTCCTGGAAACCAACGTGAAACTTGAGGGACTTGGTTGCACCTTCGCCTGTTCTGTTCGGCCACTCGAGACCTTCGAGCTCGGGGAAGTGTTGCCTGGCTTCAGCGGAGACGAGTTTGAGTTTGTTGGTCCCTGGACCGGCACGGATTCTACCAACCTCACGGAGCTTCCCGGTCTGTTCACCGTCGACCCAATGGACGTCGATGCCTGGGATTCCAATGATGCTAGCTTTTCCCGCAATGCCCTCATTTTCTCTGTCATCCGCGTTTCTGCCAAAACCTGAGCCTTGTACGCCTGGTTGCTCGGGGATCGCCGGAGGACTATCCGTAGGGCACGCATCGCTCGAGAGCTTGCGCGCTGAATCCTCTGTCGCTCCAGTTCCTCCGCGAGACGTTTCTCTCTGGCGATACGCAGCTTTGTCAATCGGTAAGGAGACGCCCGGTATGCCTTCTGAGCCCGTATCACCAACTTGCGGTAAGCGGCCTCGTCGCGCATATTCCGGATCCGTTGTTCCTCCGTAACCACCAATGGACCCATCAGGTCTGCCTTGGGTTTCCTGCGCTGTGCCACGGTGTCCAAACTCAAGGCGTCCACCAAAGACGTGATCGGCTTCTTGGGCTCGGTCGTCCAGGCGACTTTCTTGGTTGCCAAGCCGTGCACTTTTAAACAGCTGCTGGTGGCCTCAGGCACCTCCACTCGTTCAAGAGTCCGGGTAGTCAACGCAGTCTCATTCCAGTTGGCCATGCGCAATGAACACGAAGCGTAGTGACCTGGAACGAAGTGACCGCATTCTTCACACTCGTCATCATCGTCAGCCCAGTCATCGTCACGTTGCTTGTATTCCATGATGGCATACTTTCCAGACTGGAACCTCACTTCGTAGTCATCGCCGAGCATACGCATAGCCAATCGATGAGCCTTAACATCATCGTCATCAGCATCCATATCGTCGACGCGCTTCCAATCCGCTTGATCTATCGGATATTCGTCCGAAGACTCCACGCGAGTGATGAACTGTCTCCATAAGGTGACCATGTTTATACCGAAGTTCTTGCCCGGAGTCTCTGTTGTGCCCTGATGAACACCCACCATCTTTCCGTCCTGAATAAGAGGACTTCCGGAATATGAAGGCTCGGTGCTAGCACCGTGTTCAATCTGGAACAGTCGGGAGCGACTCAACCTTGCCACTGAACTACTGACACACCACTGGCCAAGTGCGTCAGTCCCGTAAACCGATATGGCTTGGGATTTAACCCGGTCTGCCATCCGCAAAGGACGAACTCCCAGTTTTGTCACATAAGCCTGTGACAAGCGCCAAACCACAAAATCCATATCACCGCTGGACGAGTACAGTTGTTCTTGCAATTTATGGGGATCGAAGGTAACCGCGATCTTTCCCAAGTGCAGCTCGAACTTCCCGTCTAACCCATCGAATACATGAGCGGCAGATACCAAATAGAAGTTCCCACCATGGGTGATCACTCCTGCGGAACCGACATGTTGACCTTCGAATAGGATCGACACAACACCGTTGCCAGGCTTAGAAACACGAATCCTAGGCCAAGAGGGGTTCAAAGACTCCTTACCTTGACCATGAATGATATGGGACCGGTTCGCCAGGTAATCAAGGGTGATGTATCCGGGTAGTCGTACATTTACATCCGTATCACCAACGGACGCAGTCAAACACGGGACTCCATCGATTATGGTCACGTTTCCATCGTATACCGTTTTCCGAGTGTCAATGACACGGGAGTCCAGTAACCAGAGTTGCATGTAACCGATGAAGTATCCAATTAGCTTCCCTGCGAAGAAAGCACCGAAAACTAGAGCCGAGATGATTATTGCGGGCAAGAAGTCCGCGACCGTAAAATGTTGTTGGAGCATTTCTGCCCCGATCATAGTGCCGAACCGCTGCTCGACAAACTCACCCCTCGTCATCGTGTAAGCGCTCATTTCGCTAAGTGTCTATCAACCAAGACGGGGCACAG